TTATTTAGCCTGCATGATGCAACTTTCAACAGTAAGTTTCAAATTTGGTGTGAAAGCGAATTTATTTATCTGCATTTCCTTAGGAAGTTCATTGGCATGATTATTGAGCCATACGATCATTTCATTTAATTTCTCTTCGGAATAAGATTTCTTTTTCACCATGATACATAAATTCATGTCAACTGTGTACAAAAATAAAAGAACATATAATTCACGCGTTATCTTTTAACAAAAATATTGTTGAAATAAAACCGCTCCCACTTATCACAAGCCGGAACGGTTCAGATTAGTTACGTTTTGACAATCTACTTTATTCTTCAAGAACAAAACAATGACGAATTTGTTCAAAAGGATTTGCCTATTTCTAAAAATATTTTTTGTCACATTATTACGCATTACAATAGATCCCCAAAACAAGGAGTAATTTTTGTTATGAGATTGGCTTCTACCCCACAATACAAGGCAAAAATACATAAAATTCTATTCTCTTCAGTTGATTGTGTAATCCAATTGGGAAATTGTATTTAAACAAATACCCCGACTCATCACGAGCCGGGGCAGTCCAATTTATAAATTTAAAGTCTTATGATGAAGATTGTCTGTTGCGCCAATGTTTTACTATCAGCACAACGACAAACAAAACAGTTACACAAACACAGGTAAAGCCTTTTTGTTTAAGCAAAGTGGATTCTTTTTTATCCTTTATGATTCTGACCGTTTTTCCTCATGGATATCGGAAGTGGTTTCCTTGTCGGCTTTCACCTCCGTACAGTCTTTGGTTGCAGTTTCCTTCTTTCTATTCTTGCTGAAATCACCTTCTACGTGACCGTCAGCCAGTAACAAAACTTTCCTGGTCGGGCTGTCAGACGGTTTTCTTGTATCATAAATCCGAAAATTAATCACGTAGTTGCCATTGGTTGCAATCAGTTCATTCAAAGAGATGATAGAGCCATATACGATGTTGACCGACTTACGAGTGCTGTCCTTTCTACACTCTTGGCAGTACACTGGACTATACGCTTTTCCAACCAGTCAACCTGCTTCCGCTCGTTCTCATTCTCCACCGAATCGGCAGACGTATTCTCCTTCCGTGCGTTTTGCGGTTTACACAGAATATGAACCCCAGCGGACAGCTTCCAATCCCTTAAAGCCCCAGTTATAGCCAACCAGTCATTTAATTCCATTCTGCCTATTGTTTATCTGATTGATTATAAAATACACACTTAAAAATCCTATCCATTTGCACCATCGCTGCCAAAACACTAAAATCCATTGTCACGATATGTCAATAAAAAAGACTCTGCAAAATAAGAATAAAAAACGATTTACCAAAGAAGAATATAAATATATTGAACCGGTCTGGAATGTAAAAAATTATATTACAGGCCAGCATCATTTTTTAGTTAATTTTGCACCAATTATTTAATAAATATCTGATAACATTAGTTTAAAAAGCGTTATGTTCGTCTTGTAAATCGGGATATATGGATTCTCCAAATGAGAAGGGATAGTATGATTTTTCTTACATCATAAAGTAAATCTGACGGCATCACACCTCATATCGGCGAGAACGGTAATTGGCGGATAGGTATGACTGATACAAAAATAAAGGCGCAAGGAGCCAAAGGGGATGATGCCATTGCCCCCAAGTTCAAATCAACGCCACGACAAATGAATGGGAAATCTCAACGGATAGCGGCAAAAACTGGAAATCGACAGGGATTAAGGCGACAGGGGTGATGCTGTATTTGCGGAAAACGGAGTGGACTACACAAGTGATCCTGATAATGTCATATTCACTCTGGCTGACGGAAAGACCAAGCTGACCGTACCACGTACCAAAATATTATCTGTCAAGTTCAAGGATGGTTGCGATATTTTCTCGGTAACTTCCGTTAGTAATACAATTGATATTGAATTTATTGGTTTGACAACAGAAAATTATAAGGCTTTGGTTGCGGAATTGAGAAGCGAGGACGGTACTACAGATATAGACATTGTGACCCGTGCTGAAAATAAGAATGTGGAAATTAAAGAACCTGTATTTACGGATGGGAAATGTACCGGAACGACAGTCAAAATCAACAAGAAAAGAATAAGTGGAGAAAAGGCCGTTCTGAAAGTGACTCTTATAGATAACAACGGGCAGGAAATTTCAGTTTCCCGTATCGTGAAATTCTTTGGTGCGGGTGCTCTTGATGAAGCCGACCAGAACGGAGGTAGCTTTATATTGTCTAATGACATTATTCTGGAGAAACCGGTTGAGGTGGCAAAAGGGAAGGAACTTGTATTGGATCTAAACGGTAAAACCATCTCTAATTTCTGAACGGATAAGCATCCGCGTGCATATATCCCTGGTTGATTGCCTCATTGACCAAGGTACGGAGCAGTTTCATGTGCTTGGCTATCGTATTGTCCGCATTGCCCTTTTCCCTTAAGTATTGCTCAAAATCACGAAGGAATGTATAGGTAATATCCTTGAAGTCCAATCCGGAACGGAAGTCATGCAGGACCGCCAGTGTCGAGTGCAGGTTGTCCTTGGTGGACTGCTTCTTGTCCGAATTGTCAATGGCTGATTTGGCGAAAGTGGAGAAGCTGATATTCACGGCACTTTTCTTCTTGACAGCATCCTTCAGTAGTGAGAATGTGGCAGGTATTCCGCGCTTCCAATACCCCAATTCTATGCCTTGCAGATACAGGATGTATTCATAGAGCATTGCGTTGAGTTCGTTAGATTGGGGGTGGTTAATGACTTGTGCCCCCTCACGGCTCCAGCACTCCGGTTTGAGGTAAACATTGGTCTTCAGGTAGATTTTCCTTTGGTTCAAATAGGCTTCAACCTGTACAAGAGCCGTGCCCTGCCTGTTTAGTGTGTTCTGGCGGTTATATACAAGACGGTATCTGATTTTATCCATTTTTCTGCAAGGGTGCGAAAGAGCTTAATGGAAGAAAGATATCAATGTGGAACATTTCTACATCATCCCACACTATATGAGGATTTTTTCCATTTCACATATAATTAGTAAAACATTAACCAACTGATAATCAGATCAAATATTCATTTGGCATAAAAATTGTTTTATTATTATCGTAAAACAACAACCATTAAAAATATAAGATTATGAAAAAATTTTTTGTTGCAGTAGCATTGGTAATGGGATTAGGAACAACAGTGGCATTTGCCGAAAATTTGACCTCAGGTGTTGAAACAGTCATGGCAGTAAATGACTTTACCCCTATTGAAGTGAAAGACCTTCCGGCAGCGGTAACGGAAGCAATCGCCAAAAATTTTGCGGAATCAACCGTTAAGGAAGCAGCGGTAGAAGCGGCAGAGGATGGCAGTAAGACCTATCAGGTTGTTCTGACAGACAAGGAAGGAACTGAAAGTACGGTGTTCTTCAATGAAAAAGGTGAAATACTGAAATAATATATTTTGCGTCTCTTTGAATAAAGAATAGCCTCTACCTTTACAAGCAGAGGCTATTCTTATAACAAAAAGATACATAAAAAGACGGGATTCACCAATCCTGCCTTTTTCAATACAAACTGCTTTACTTATCAAGATGCCTTACAACATCCCAGTTTAATGAATCTAAAAATAAAAACACATTCAGTTATTTGTGATAGCAAAGCTATAACAAATATTTTAAAGAAAAATCTTATGCATAAAAAATGCACAGAATAAACTATATATAGACCAACATACAACACATTTAAAACAATATTGTAATACAGGGTCATTGACACAAACATTCTGAAAGAACAAAAGAAAGACGCATGACTGATAGCCAATCCGAAAGAGTATGTTATTGAGGTTGTCAAAAAAAACTAAAAGAAATTTAGTTAAAGTCCTATTACTGAAAACAACGTAACAGATTATTCCTTAAATTTGCTTATATATAAACTTTAAATATAATGACACATGAAAACGATTGCAATTCTAATTACTTTACTTTTAATAATTAATATAAACATTTATCAAGGTAATTCAACTGAAGTTTTAGCAAGTAACGAAAGCGGTATCTTTCAATATTAGGATCTAGAGAAGAAAAAATGTCTTAGCAATGGACATAAAAGTATATCGTTTCATTAACTCTCATGCAATGACTCAGATTATTTTTTTATCAAAAACCTTTTGTAATGATTTTATAAAATACATTTTTAATAATATTAATTCTAATCATGAAAAGTATTTCCATTTTACGCCTAACCGCAATCCTTTTGTGCAGCATGCACCTATTGGGATCCGCCTCACTTCAAGCCCAAATGAACAAATGGGTAAACTATAGCCCGGATTTGACCACCGTACTGAAAAATCCTGCCATGGGATGGATGATGTACGAAGAAGGCTGATCTTTTCAGGGAACACGCCACAATAAAAGCAACATCTATACTCCCGAAGTTTTTTGGAAACAGATGGAAGAATGCAAAGCAGCTGATTATTCCAATATTCTGTACATCAGAATGCTGTGGAAAGATTTGGAACCCGAGGAGGGCAAATATGCATGGATTTACAATGAACGGTATAAATGGTATATACAAAAAGCCAAAGACAAAGGGCTTAAACTGGCCTTCAGGGTGTTCTTTCATGGTGTAGACGGAGTACCGTCCTATGTGTACGAAGCCGGAGCCACAGAAAGCCCAATAGACGATGAAGGCAAAACCCAGCCTTATTATGATAATCCAGTATTCCTTGAAAAGCTGGACAAGTTCATAGAGGCTTTTGCAAAGGAATATGACAATCCGGATGAGGTAGATTATATTGATGCATATGGATTGGGAAGATGGGGAGAAGGACATGGACTGGTACTCGAAAAGCAAGATAATCTGGAAAGCGTTATCCGACAGATAACCGAATCGTATGCAAGACACTTCAAAAAAGTGCTTACGGTAATGAATCTTTCGCAGAGCGACTACAGGTTTTCCAAGCCGCTAGTATATGACAAGCTGGGGTTTCTTCCTCGCAGGGATGGTATAGGCAGTTTTTGGTTTTCTAATGAAGAACGTGCGATGGTGCATGACGAACTTTTCCCAAAAAGAGCTCTTATTGGTGAGGGATGCTGGTGGTTTAACGCACAAGATGGTGATAACTCAAAATACAAGCATTTCCAAGGAGACAAACGTTTTGCCATGAACGATTTCAAAGAAGCTTTTACCGTTTCTGTGACTGATGCTTTGGACAGCCATTGTAACACGCTGGATTTGCGTATGCCTTTACAGTGCAAATTCTGGATAGAAGAGCTGCCGGACCAAGTTCAGCGTTTTATAACTTTAGGCGGTTATCGTCTTTATCCGGACTATATAAAGGTGGAGCAAGACCACAAAACGTTGACTTTGTTTCATTCATGGAAAAACTATGGTGTGGGTGTATTGCCTAATAATCATCCCAATTGGAATTATAAATATCAGGTTAGTTTTGTTTTGATGAATGAAAAAAAGGAAATTGTATTTCTTTATACAGAACCGGAAGCAGAACCTTCCGAATGGTTGAAGGGAATATCATACAATTATTTGAGTCGGTTTAATATTCCGGCAGAATTGCAGGGAAAGTATACCTTATGTGTCGGCTTGACTGACAAGACAAAAAATAACGAAGCGGCTATTGATCTGGCTGTGTCTGGGAATTTAAAAATAGGGAAATGGATATTTGTGGTTGAACTGGAGTTGTAATGTGTGTACTTGGCATTTTTGCACCAATTAATAAAGAAGCTTCTGACTGATTATCAAAAAATAAGGACTTTCTCTATATCTGTACCCAGTAAATCCAATATGTTTAGGGATATTCTTTCAATAGTACAAAATTATACAACCTATTCAAGTTAAATTATTGCTAATCAGTTAGTTTTTGTATCTTTGGATATCCCTCAAAAAAGAAAATTAAGAATATAAATTAGTGGAAAATAAAAGTGCAATTCTGATTATTGATGGATTGCACTTTTTATTACTTTTCTAAAGACATTGTTTCTTCACATATAATTTGAGATTATGAAAATAACGTTTTCATATTTCTCCTGTCTTTTCATTATCGGATGTACACATCAATCCAACCAAGGAAAATCGTTATAGAAAGCAGCAATGCAGATGCAATTCGTGTAAGTGCCGATACTTTAGCGTATGAATATACTGCATGGGCCTTTATAAACAAATCTGTTCCCATATTTCTCATTAGCCATATACTGCTCAATCAATTTACATAATGATGTTCAAACCACCTGTATTCATCTTCCTCAAATAGTGCTAAAAAAGAGAATTCTGATAGCCAACTACCTGACTATCAGAATTCTCTTTGGAGCGGCAAACGGGATTCGAACCCGCGACCCTCAGCTTGGGAAATTTAGAATTAAAAATATAACAAATTGATTATAACACATTTAAGAACCAATAGTTTTTATTGTGACGTTTTTGTGATTATACTACATTATTTTCTTTGATTAGTGAAGATAAATATTGCTTCTCTCTTTCGCAAATAAGAATACAAAAAAAGAACGAGCGCCAGCGAAAAGCACAGCAGCCGTTCAATCCACGCCCTACTCTCTATCCCATTCTCCTGAGAAGATAATAGCAAAGATATCAATTCTAAAACGAAATACAAAAAGAAAACAATATTAATTAGTTATAAGAAGCCAATGTTGAAACAAAAACCAATCTTCTTAAAAAATTGCCATTAATGCAATATTTTTTACTTGCAAGATGAATGAAGAGAATTAATAGAACGGCAAGACTGGCGAGTTTGTATATTTATTGACAAAAAACGAATGTTATGGAATGGGATCGGAAAAACAAGTATAAAACAGATAGCTTTTATAGATTTCTACTGCCTGATGTATTTTTCCGGGGATTTTTGAGATTTTATTTGATTTTGTTTTACATTTCTACTTTTAGAATACTTCTGGTTAGCCCTTGTCAGATCCTTGATAATCGTTTCATCAAACACCTCGGAATATATCTCTGTTGTCTTGACCGATGTATGCCCCAAGAGTTTTTGGACGGTGGTTATCGGAACGCCTTGATGTACCAACAGAGTAGCACAAGTATGACGACTTGTATGGTAGGTAAATTTCTTGCTGATACGCGCCATTCTTCCCAATTTCTGCAATGTCCGATTAGTGTCCGAATTGCAACCTAATGCAGCCAGTTGTTCGATGCTGTCGTACTTCCGCATTATGCCCAGTGCCTTTCCGTTAAACAGCAGATATAGCGGAATATTGAGTTTCACACCTGTTTTGACGCTGTTTAGGACCAGCCATTCCTTTCCGTCAACTGTTACGAGATTTTTATAAGTCAATTGCTTGAAATCAGAGAATCTCAATCCGCAATAACAGCAGAAGAGAAATGCGTCCAGTATGTGCCGGCTGTTGTTCTTCCTGTCCGGCAGTTCAAGATTTTCCAGCTTCTCCAAGTCTGCGGGCATCAAGAAGTTATGTTCCTTCTTCTCTTTCTTGATCTTGAACTTACGGAAAGGGTATGCCTCCTGTAATATATAACCTTCGTTTATTGCTTCGTTAACCAAGGTACGTAGTATTCTCATGTGTTTTCCTACCGTGTTTACTTTTAATCCCTTGTTGCGCAGAAATGCGTCAAACTCCTTTAGAAACGTATAGTTTATATCGGTAAACTCTATCACGTTCCGAAATTCCTTCAAAGTGGCTACCGTGCCCAGCATGTTATCCTTAGTTCCCGGTTTTCTATCAGAATTCTCTATCGTTTGTATCGCAAACTTTAAAAAAGACACAACTGGTTTAATTCCCTTTTTTACAGCCTCCTTTAACGTGGATAGGTTTGATTCAAGCCCTCTTTTCCAATAGCTAAGTTCTATAGCCTGCAACTCCAGTATCTTCTCATATAGCATTGCATTAAGCTCATTCGATTGCGGGTGGTTGATTACTTGAGCACCATCCTTGCTCCAACATTCCGGTTTTAGATAAACATTGGTTTTAAAATATACCTTTCTCTGATTCAAATAGGCTTCTATTTGGACTAGGGCTGTCCCCTGTCGATTTAACTTGTTTTGTCGGTTATAAACCAAACGGTATCTGATCTTCTCTAACATATTCAACTTTTTGTTTTTAAAATTAAAAGAATCTTCTGTATTTACAAAATAAATCACAAAAAATGCTTCTGGAAGAACTCATCGGAATAAATGATACGTGGTTAAGGTTCAGAGATCAGAAAGCAATAGAATCTAAAGACGAATTAGATTCTATGCAATATAGCGGAATATACTTACTATCACAAAATTCAAAATTAGAATATGTCCGTAATTGTGTATTAGTTGTAATCGGCAAACCTAATACCTGTTGTATTCAGAATCTATATAATTATAGCGGAGCTATTTATAAATATCGAGTGAAATGGTTTAGTAGAAGTTGGGGTGATTGGGAAACCGTATCTTTGACATGATTAAAAAACGGGTGGTCCGGTACAAGCCGGTGCCACCCGATCCTGATATGCACAACGCCATGTGCGGTGCAAAGGTAATCCATATATCTAATATGTCAATACAAATTTCCCTATATCCCATTCTATCATCACGTAGATGGAAATTATTTATATCATGAACCTATAAGATTCCATTCGCTCCATCCGTCCCTCCACCATTTCGTTCTTACTTTTACAGATTTCCCGTTTGCACTTACTAAAAATTGCACGACAGTGTTATCATTTTGAGCAGATAAAACGATCAAAAAAGTATTATCGTATGGAGATACAGATTCATTGACACATATATAAAAGCCGTTTTCTGTTAAAGACTTAGATTTTTCCTCAGAATCAACTGTAAGAACAAATATAAATCTAAACCACGTATCATTTATTCCGATGAGTTCTCCCAGCTCTCAAATATTGCTAAATTCTTGTCAAGATATAGGAATTTCGATTGCGTCGGATGGTAAATCTAGATTGTTTTCATGGCTTAGTTTGAGCGACCCATTCATGCCAATGCACAATGTACTGATATACACGTATGCTGATGATTTTACATAAACAATGGTTTTGTTCTCTTTTTTTTGATAATAAACATTAGTTAAATAGGTTCCTCTTTTTAACGAATTAACGGATAGACCATCGCTATATCCTGTTAATAAAACAACAGACGGAGATGAATTTTCATGGTTCTTAAATACTGAAATAAGCATTGATATTCCTGTTGTACTATTTCTAAATTCGGCAATTTTACAATACTTCTGCTGGTCTTTTTGATATGAAGTGGTCATTCTTTGAATTGATGGCATCAATCCATCTTTTTCACTCGTTGCAACACCTATCAGTTCTTCCAGTACTGAGGCATTGGCTTTCAACGCCTCACTTAATTCCATCTTTTCCATAATATTTTTTATTTACCAGTTTCCAAATTGTTTTTCTTATAATCCTGCCATGAGTCGGCAAGCTGCCCCACCGAAGCGGAAGTGTAGAGGTCAAGTATATGAATCTCGTCATCGGCAAGCTCCACAAGCTCGTTCCGATAGATCTTCTCCGCAAGCACGTGCGCCGGAAGACCGGGCACGTTCCTGTAAATGCCGTCAGCGATATCCTTACGGATATCCGCTATCACCATATCCTGTCTGTCTATCCCCGTGAACAGGGGAAATTTTGTAAAATCAACTTTCATAATATTCTTAATTAAATACTGTTATCCGCAATAAAACATAACCCAATAATTGCCCATACATTTAACGAATCCGGACGCATAATCCAGATCAATGGAGGACATCTCTTTTCCTCCGGGGGCAGGCAGGATGCGCCCGCCTGTCAGTCTTACCCCGCCGTTCATACGTTTGAAGTATATGGTATGTCCCGGAACATCCGGAGGAAGTGTCACTTCTATATTACCCGTATTAATAAACATCACATTGTCATCATTGTTATTCAGGGAAGTGCTGACGGATATGTTCCTCCAGTTCCCCACTATGCCACGAAGAGACACATAACTGTCTTTGTTCGGATGAAGGAAAATGTTACCCCCCTCCACGAACAGAGGAATGCTCAGGGTCTTGATGTGCATCCCGATCATGGCATTCGGACTCTGTATGTCAATTCCGGCATCATACGATATCCCTTCGATTGTGACAAATTTCGTGTTCCCTCCGATTTTCACACGTGCAAGTGTCCTTTCGTTATAAAACTCAATTTGTCCGGCAGACAGATTGAAACCAACATAAGTATCTGTTGTATCCTTATAAAGAGTTTTTGAGGACAACATGCCGGAATCTATGGAAAACGGACCGATACGTCCGCTATCCGCCGTGATTTTTCCGCTGATGTCCACATTGACCGCCCTGATACCGTCCGCATCAATCATGGACGCCTTGATCTTCTCGGTCAACAACAGCTTGGTGGCGATAAAAGTCCAGCTCTGTGCTACTTCCCAGTATTTTATTTTTCCCGAAGCCACATTCTGTTTGGGGGTTTCCGTCGATACCGACGTATGCGAACGGATGCACAGGTACAGCAGGTTGTCATAAAGTACAATGTCGTAAAACTGCTGCCCTTGCTTGCCCTCCAGGTAAGACACAGACGCCCCCCATACACGCATACGCATGCGCGCTCCCTTATCTCCCTTGTCACCTTTTGGAGCAAAACTGACCTGTCCGGTTCTAGTCACCAACGGCATATCACCTCCTTATTCCTTGGTTGTGATGGTCCATGCCACGTTGCCTCCTGCCTGCTGGCACATGTCCCAAGTACACGTGCCGGAAGTGGCTGCTGTACCGGAAGTAGACGGGTTAAGGACTACTCCTGCACTGTCCATGAACACGAAATAGAAAGTCATGTCCTTGTACTTGGTGGTACTTCCACGCTTGACCAGAATGGGCTTATAGACCACCGTGTCACCACTTTCCCGGATGGTCTCGTCCTCGGGCGTGGGATTCAGGATCAAATCAAACGGATCGGACGCATCCATTACGGACTGCGTGTCCTGACCGATGAGCTTGCCGCCCTGGTACACCTCCGCCTTGAACACACCTGTCGTGTCAACCATATCGTTGGTGACGGTCAATGTCTGTGTGGTCTTTCCGCTCAGCACGCTCCACGCACCGTTGACCTGGTTGTACCACTTGTACGCCAGTCCGGTAGTGATCTCGTCACTGCCCATGCGCGCTACGGCTTTCAGAATGCAGCTCTGCCCTTTGTCCCGAAGGGTAAAATACTTGTTGTCACCGGCAATGATTGTCACATGCTTTTGGTTTCCGACCCCCTTGGTGATGGGGATGCTATAGACGAACTGGACGGTGTCGCTGGTATTCCCTATCGTCACGGTGGCTTCACCCTTGATGGTACAAGAGGCCGCTCCGCTCGCCTTGACCAGATTCTTGACGATCTGCAATCCGTAGTAATCCGTCGTACCGGGCTGGTAAGGGATAAACTTGAAATGTCCCGTCTCACCGCCAAACGTGTTGGTGGAGACATTGCCCGAGAACTTGATCTCGACATCATTGAAATACCATTTCATGGAGGAAGGGACCACCAGCCCTTCCGCCACCCGCGAAGAGGTGAGAATGAAGGACAAGACGGGCTTGAGCGAAGCGAAATCCGGTGCGATGTTCGTCGGCGCGGACGCTTCGCCCATATACTCCTGATACAGATCTCCCTGGTTACACTGGATGGCAGGCATGTATACGCCGCCCTTTTGCGAAAATATGACCTGTCCGGTCGCGCTGGCCAAACTCATGACGCTCCTCCTTCCCCGGTCGTTTCCGTACTATCCGTGCCTTCGGGGCTTTCGGTGTTGTCCTCCCCCCAAGAGGCAGGTGTGAATACTTCGACGGGATGGTCCGTACCGTCTATCTCTTCTTTCGCCGCCTGCGGGGTCAGGCAGATGCCGCCCGCTTCCTTGGCCCTGTCAAATACCGTGTCGCCGGGGAAACGTGCCACGTCCGCCTGCCACAATAATACATTGCCATCCGCTGTCCTGTTGCGGATATCGGTCAGATGCAACCGGTCGGCAACCTCCTTCGTTACTTTAATGTAAAATGCCATAATTCTATTGTTTTTAATGTTATCCAAATTTTCTTACTACTACCGCCTTGCCCCCCTGTGTGAGCACCTTGCCGCCTTGTGTCAGCGCCACGTAAGGGCCTCTGTCCTCCACCTCCAGCTTTAACATCATGCCGTTGCTGAAAGGTATCCTGGGAGAGTATCCGTCGGCAACCTTGGCATATCCGGCATCTCCGCTCTTCTTGACGTACCAGTGACAGTTAAACATGGCGGATGGATTCGGGATAACCCCCATGGTATCCCGAATGACGGGTCTGGGAAAGATGGCGTAAGTCCCATCCGGAACACCCGTAGGTACGCCCTCCCAGTCGGCTTCAATCTTCGGAATCCTGCGGCGTATCACCGTAGAGACTGCCGGGTCCGATGTGCCCGGGGTTGATGCCGGAGTCCCGGAAGCCGCATAGGTGGCCTTGCAGACAATCGTGATGTCATCACCTATATAATTGCGGTCAATCTTATATACATTCTTGTTCAGTGATACAAACTCCCAGTCGTTGTCACCCGCTCCTGTGGTTATCGCCTCCAGCGCTCCCGTAGACAACAGACGGTACCAGAAGAACTTGCATTTGCCCGTAGCCGTCACGTCCGTGTCGCCTACCATCAGTTTAGCCGTGATGGTCTGTGCGGTGATGTCACGCACCGGGTTCCAGTCCAGCGTGGACGGGCTGTCTATCGTCAATACGGGGATCGCATCCGTACCGTCAACCGCGCGGACAAGACGGCTCATCTGAAAAGTAAACAGCTGTCCGGTACGTGTGTCGGCATATTCCGCGTAAAACTCCAGCGTGACGGGTTTTAGGACGGTGACATTTTTTTTCATTGTGATCTGTCCCTTGCTGTCACCGGACTCCGTAATGCTGTAGCCTGTGTTTGTCGATGTGATAAGTGTGCGTGTGGTTCCGATGCGCTCGTACCACTTCATGTTGGTCAGCCTGGAGTTGACCGCCCCGATTTTAGTCACCGCTTCCGGATCGGTGGCGTTGCACCGCGGAAACAGGACCAGCGGTGTCAGCGTATAGTCCGGAGTGTATTCAGCTTTGTCAGCCTGGTAGACCTGCATGTCCGGCACGCTGCCCACCACCTCGATGTTACAACTGGTTTGTAACAGCCGGTAGTTGATTTCTATTTTTCGTTGCTTTGTTGCCATTGTATAAAACCATTTTAAAATGTTACAAAATTCTCCGCCACTTCAAACTGCTGCCCGTCACGCAATAACGCCTGTGCTTTAAACGTACACACCCGCATGTTGGTATAATTCGGTCCGAGATCATCTATCGTCAGAGGAAGATTTTTCCCGGCGCCGGCACGCTTCACCGCCCATGCGTTATCTTCTGATACATTCCCGGTATCACGCGTCCAGCTCACATCAGCGTCAAGTATATGATCTGTCACGTCACGGTTGTACAGCTTGCCGGTAATATATAGCGTTGTGGAAAAAGTCTCGATATCAAAATACCACCCCTTTGTGCTGCCGATCTCTATCGTAAATTCCGGGTTCCCTTCCAGCATCGCCCATCCGGCCGCCGCATATTGCGGTTCGTCGGCTGTTCCCGTCATCAGGCACTTCCATTTGCAGCCGTAGTGCCAAACCGTGTCCGCCCGCTCCTGCGTATTGGTGTAAGGATTGTCAGAGGACGCGACTTCGGCCGACCAAAAGCCACGGTCCACCAGTTCCTGTACGGGCAGTCCCTGCCAGTCCACCCGGTAAAGTTCACCGAAGATGCCGGCACGGGCGAATATGTACGAGTGCTTATAGTTGACGGGGAGATTGTCAAACAAATCCAAATTGGGCAAACGCCCCAATATCATGTAATAGTTGTTCTGTTCCAAGACAGGCTTCGTTACTCCTTCCAGCCAGACAAGACATTTATCCGTGGTGGCGGACAAATACCAGTAGCTTTGCCTGTCCTCATTGATGGCATTGCCTCTGCGCGTGATAATCATCAGCTCAGTAGGGGGATAGTTCCGGCCTCCCGGCACCTCGCTGTCCGGATACACCAGTACCGAGATGGAGTTGGCCGCTATGTTCTTCGACAGCACACGTACCCATGAAGTGTAATACTCCCCCGTAGAAAAGAGGTTGTTCACAATCCCATAGACCACATCCCCCTCCTGGAATGCGGTAAAGTCATTCTCCCAACGCTTGCGCAATTTCAGGGTATAGGTTCCGTCGCTCTCCAAAGTCACGGACTCAATGACCCCGTTCTCGGAGTAAGACGTATCGCCCTCTTGTGCGTTCAGGCGGTTATAGATGACCTCCTTGAACACTGCGGAACCGCGCACCTCAAGACGCTCGAACTGACCGCGCCCGTCAGGATAGATACAGGCACCTTTACCGGCAATCATGGAGTCGATGAAATCACCGAACTTGGCATATTTCTTAATGACAGTTCCGCCCAGTAAGGATAACAAGTACTTAGTGGAATCCGCCACGTCCTTCCGCAAGAATATCTCTTTCATCTTCTCCACACTGTTCTCTATCTCAATCATTACACGCAATGCGCTCATCACGTCTTCATCGGTGTAGGTAACATCCTTGTCACCCTGCTTCACAATGCGGCTTACCAAATTCCCGGATATTTTCAGACCTTTAAGAAAATTGATTATGCCTTGCGCATCATCATCGTTCAGCGCGGATAAGAACCAGTCAAGCACAGGCGTATTCTTATCCAGCGTGTATGCAGATGTGGCATGGTCAGCGTTAGTGACATCGCCCCCGCCACCACTGCCGCCACCGCCGTTCTGCTTTATCTCTTCAACCTCAATGGAGATCTTGCTAAAGTTGCTGTTGATGCGGTCTGCCGTTTCGCTCCAAGTTCCTGTTTTGTTTATTGTATTAAGTTCCATATATTCTGTTCTACTTTTACCATTCCGCATCCGGATGCACTTCAATGGACAGACGGAACATTATTTTAGTGATTAACTTTTTAATTATCATAATTTTACATTTTTGTATCTTCGATGTAAGGATTGGTTAGATCCATGAGAACATATTGAATTAAAGCATCAATAACAACGTTAGCTATCTTCATCCCCCCTGCGGAATTTGGATGTACTTGATCCTGCAAATACGTTGTGATATTAAGTGTTGATATTCCACTTAATGCATTTACATCAATTACGGGGACGGAATATATTGCACATACTTCTCTTATCACACTCCCGTAATCTTGTATCGTTAATCCTATATTATTTTTATAAGGATAATCAGCATTATTATGAGAGTTGTAAAAATTATGTGGTATGCAAGCGAATATCTTGGCATCCGGCAATCTTTTGATAATCTTTCTCAACATTAGCCCATAGGCGTATTTTAAATGATTTTCGTCCTGATCGTCAAGCTCCCCGATTTGGGCATTTGCCGTGATATCATTAGCGGAGGCATATATGACTAATACATCCGTATCGGTCGGAATAGTATTTATTCGGCCGTCACCACACATATTATCCTGTATAGTGATAGTTCCTTCTTCGGGATGAGCGGCATTATAGTAGCCATTTTCGTCCACTTTCTTGGTTTTTGGGGAAATGGATGTAACCTTGGAGCCTCCGATACCTCGGCAATAATGTGTTGAGAATTGAAGATATTTCCACACATACTTCTGCCACGAGATCAGTTCTACGATCGAATCTCCAAATGAACAAAATTTCTTCCCCTTATACGCCATATTGATTATTTCATTTCTATCTAATTTTACATTTCTCACATTTTGCGGATTGCAAGGGTAATAATTCAACGAGACAAACGGGGAGTCCACACTGTTGAAATTAAAAATTATATATTCCCAATTTTTTTCACCTGTCATCACCTCCCTAAAGGTTTTTGTTTGACTGCCCCTATACCCAATCCACGTACCATCTGCTGCATACACGGCGACTGAAAATGCATTGGTAAATACAGATGTTATGTTGTCAACGACTCTGATCAATCGTGTAGTATTATAAGCTTCGTTTGACTGTAACGATCCATTTACATTGTTATAACCATCAATAAGATTATCATTTGTTATCAGATTTTTATCTAAATAAGTTTCAGGAAGCTGTGTTATACCGAATTCAAGCGGAATAAAATTCTCATTGAATGATAGATAATAAAAATCTCTTGCGTTATTATTCCAAGCCCTGCAATATGATGCTTCTGATGGTATCTCTCTTTTTGAAATATTCTTTCCCGTTGAAGCACCCATATTAACCGTGCCAAGCAGCGTGCCATTATCTCTATAAAAATAAACCGAATATGCATTGGTATAGATATACTCTTCTCCTGCCGGTATATCAATTCTTTCTATAACAATCCCATTCCCATTTACAATATTTCCGGCTCCGTCTATTGTCTTATTGGTGAGCAAAAGTTCGTCATATACCTTGTTGATTGACACATCCTGCAACATATGTCGTATTGTCATCAAGTCGTTTTTAACCTCTTCAAGAGAGTCAATGGTTAATACTTCGATCCAATTCTTGTCATTTATCCATTTTGAATTCTCTACATTATCAGAATTATATATTTCAATTGTAAACCTGTCTTCGTTTTGATACGATAAGATAAATCCTTTTCTCCGGTTAATACTGCTTATCGACAACCTCGTATTAGATTTGTTTGAATTATACACGACAGAATCGTACATGTAAGAATCAAGCGGTATATAATTACTCGTTTCAGAATTGTACAGATATACCCTATATCTGTTTGTCAAATCTCTATAAGTAAAAACCAATCCGATTTTTTTATTGTAAGTATTCGGCAGAGCATTTCGAGCAGCATCGGGCGTGTTGTAATTATTGCCGGTTATTGCCGTGACATTGATAAAGGGAAATTTGGTCGATGGCAGCAATGGGCACCAAAATAAATCATCGCTCCAATATTGATCATCCATAGATGTTCCTATATACATTTCAACAGTGAGTTCCCCAGTTGCTCCATTCCTATAACTTAAAATCTTTCCTGTACTTCTATTTTCTTTTGGAATTCCAAGTCTGGTTTTTGAAAAATCTGTATCAAATTGTGTTGAAATGGCACTTCCTTTATTTAACCCCGACATTTCTGTAGCCAGACTCTTACGCGTTTTGGGGTTAACCACCGCATCATAGATGGTAGCCGGGAATATGGTTTGTCCGCCCTTCGTCAGTTTATGCATTTTTGCCATAATGTATCTTATTTTTAGCCTAAGTTCCGCCGGAACTTGGGCTGTTGTTATTTTATGTAATTATTTATTAACTATTAAAATCACTCAGTACATCATCATACTCCTTATCTGACAGAGATACGCTCTGCACCGCATTGTATGCGGCATAATCCGGATAGGGCATGATCTCCGCTGTGCTCTCATCCGTCTTCCCGGTAGTCAGCACAATCCCTGTATCTTCAATAGATACAAGGTTGCAGATGCCATCTCTAAAGTCAGAATCAGAAATGAAGTATTCCCGTTTGACCTTCAGCATACCAGGGGAGAAGCCGGGGTTGTCAAAAGCGACAAGCAGACTGCCATCTTCCATACGGCTGCAACCCACATACTCTTGCCCATCAAAAGAGGCTATAAACTTTCCCTTAAACGGATTGAAGTAAGTAAACCGGAAGGGAGTTGATATGTCTCCATTCAGGTTTTTCTCTATAATTTTAAAATCGGACTGATAATTAATTCTCATAATACACTATAATATTGATGCTACATCATCTATCTCCTCGGCTGTCAGGATACCGGAAAGATCAACACTTCCACCGCCTCCTGTCGTGCCTGTATCACTCCAAACGCCTCTCGTCTTACATTGATACAGAGGACCCGGTATGGTATCCCCCACAACTGCCCAGTCACCCACAACAGGAGATGGGACAGCCGCTTTCAGCGAATCAAGAGTGGGAAACAATCCCTTGTTGCGTATAGCGTTCTGCTTGACCTTCTCCACTTCAGTGGAGGTCTTGCTGAAGTTGTTGTTAAGACGGTCTGCCGTTTCACTCCAAGTTCCTGTTTTGTTAATAGTATTAAGTTCCATATCACTTCATTTTATTTAGGCAGTTGGTTTTGATCCCATACAATCTCAGAACCTTTAACCATAATTATGCGTCCTCCCATTATCTGGGTCTGATATATATAACCGTCATTTCCTTTTTGCTCGACAACCATACTGTCCGGGCGGAAATACAATACATCACTATTGGAAGGGTCATTCATAAAAATACGGGGAACCATACCGTTCAATCCATATTGAAGAGATATGTCCAAAAGCGAATTACCATCATCATCATGAATATCAATTGACGGTCTTCCATATTCATCTTCAGGAAATATGGTTATCTCATAACCTGACGGTGAGGAAACCTTCACTTTCCCGACAAATTCAGGATTTCCATCTGCATCCCATCTGATGTTCCCATTGGCAAGCTGCCCGGAACCATCCTCATTCAACAGTATCTTGCCATTGGCTATTTCAACTTTTCCCCGGAAATATCCGCCCAAAGCATAGATATATCCTCTCAAGAATACATCACCGCCATGAGTGGCAACGAAGTTTGCCATGTTCGCCCATTCCGCATCCGTAGGTTGGTAATTAGGATCATTACGGAACCTCATCACGGTAAGAATCGCCTGTTCAAGTTTTCCTCCTGCCCAAAATGCCACATCATCATCATCATTGTATATGCCGCTAACTCCGGCTGTGACCTTCTGTAACTTGCCGTTCTTGTAATTACCCAGTTGGATCATATTGGCAAGAATCAGACCACCAAGAATATCCACAGAACCATCTTTGATCGCACTGGCGATATAATTGATTGACTGAAAACCGGCTGTTGCCTTGTCGTTATCCAAAATGGACGGTTTCCAGTCAGTAGCGATGGTCCCTCTTTCTAACTGAAGGTCACAAACGGTTGCGGTACCACTGATGAGAAATATACCACTGCCATTGAAGGTAATCTTATGGGTATATCTTTGATAAGAGGATGTGAGAGGTTGAGAAACACTGAAAGAGCCGCACGAAACAGACACTGACGTACCCTTTGCTTTATAACTGATAACATAACTTTCCCCTTTGATTAATGATACGGACTGGGACAAACTACCGATTGCAGCAGAGTACCCGGAGCCGGCAGCACTGTCCGCGGATACGGTAGCCACACCCGTCCAATACTTTAATTGCTTGCTGAAAAGTTCGGTGTCCGCCAACAATTGAGTATCAGAGGACAATATTTCACTTTCATAATCTCCAGTAAACCCGGAGTTACGCAACAGATTGACACTTCCGACAGCCGCATTGTCTATCGCATCCTTGGCCTCTTGGGCAAGATCTGCGGCCGCCTGTATCTCATCCGGAAGCCCTTCCATGTTACGCCATCCGGTGGAACCCTGCTCGATATGGAACATACCCTTGATATCCACACCTTTATCCTGAGTGTATTCCATGTAAGTGGTCCGGTCCTTATCACCAATGTATGCATCTCCGTACACCTTCATCCGGGCTTTGCCGGTAGATTTGTCAAAATCAAAAGAAATGACATCTTTCCCGGTCAAGGTAAAATCATTAATACCCTGATACATGATGATGGACGGAGAAACTTCGTTCACTGAAGAGAGAATTATCGCCGCCTGTCGGGTGATATCGGTCTTATGGCCTAATCCCACGATATCATCACCTGCCACCGGAACATCGTTCTCGACATTAGGATCACATACGGTCTTGGACAAGTCTATATAGTTCTCACCTACTGCTGTGACCAACCGCCAATAATAGCGGTTGCCGACATGATGAGAAACGCCTGTCTTGATATTGCACTCCTGAGCTATGGCAAGAGATCCCGGAGTAAACTGGTTCTCTATCTCAATTCCATCTTCCTCTTCTTTGAAATAACAACGATAGACATCATCCAACTCATCCACACGGTTGCATTTCATACCTGCATGGGAAATCACCTGCTCGCCACCTACATACGTCTTCTTCTTTACTTCAAGCTCGTCAAAAACGGCTTTGACCTTGACATACAGATAATCAACAACAGCCTGTGACATACCGTTTTCAAGCACAGTAATTCCACTACCGTTTTTACCTATAAGTAAACCCTTTAAGAAAGTGATAAGACCGTTGGCAGTGTCGCTATTTATCTTCGAGATAAAATAACGGGATATTCTGCCAAGAATATCTGACACGTTGAGAGAGGCACCCATCCTCTCACCTATGATATCTCCGGCTATCTCTGTAATCGTACTTCTCAAAGCGGAAACATTGGCGGACAACTTATCTGTTAGTTCCACGGATATATCATACAGGCAATTTTTATCCGCCTTACAAGTAAATGAGTTCACATACATGAAGTATTCCTTGTCATTATACTTTATGTATATACGTGAATTTTCATTTAGCATACTGGCTAAATGGTTGTTGTCAGCAAGGAAGACACGTGAGAAACTTACGGAAAAAGAGAACTTCTCATCGTTGTTTTCAGACATATACTTTATCAACGCCTCATCTAATCTTTTCTCGGCAGCAAGCACAAGAGATTTCGGCATTTTAATACCTGTAATCACAAACTTATCCCCAACAGAAGGTTTATAGTTATTTGTGGCATTAGGCATAACAACCCCGAAAGTTGTATTGTCCTTTTTTACCGCAATCCAAACCTCATTTGTAGAAGTGTTTTGTTGGCTTTCTACATATTGGGATGTTTGTGAAGTAACCTTCTGTTCAAAATCTCCTGCCGGCAAGTTCCCGGAAGAATCTACCAATACAGGATTGAATGCCCTTCCCGGTTCATTGTCCTTATAGGTAACTCCTATTTCAAACTCGCAAGCAGCACAATTACCCGTAGTCATATTGATTACAGCCGTACCACCTTCCAAACCTTGTTCGAACAGGTTAAAACCGTAATCCCCATTATATATATGTAATTTTATGTAGAAATAAGAATGTACATACTCATCCGTGCCATTGAATATATTATTCCCTTCTCCTGTTCCAAGTTCGTCACTATCGTTATCATCAAAAGCAATATCCGCAATCTCACCAAATAACTGTCCCGAAGCATTTGTTACATTTTCTATGGTAGGCTTTATATCGCTGAAATCGACCTTTATCTCTTTTACTTTTTTAGAAGAAAATGTATTTTTGAAAGAGTAGTAATCATTTGTACCGGGTATCTTATACGTATCGTTAAGCGCATTGTAGAATCTTTCTGCTCCATTTGTTTGTCTGTAAATGGAAGGCATAAGGTTTTGTGTACGTTCTATAGTACCTTTTTCATCATCATTCGGATAGTAGAAAGGAATGTTGTCAGAGCTACCAACACCAGTAACGCGATTGACAATTTTATAATTGGCGTTTGTCTTTTTTATTGATACAAGCCCTTTCTTATACTCGAAGGGAGTAGAAATTACATTCTCTGTATATCCTATGTGACAAACCTTACCTACAAAGTAATAAGGAAGTTCGTATATGGTATATATGGACTGTAACGCTTCTGCAAGGTACACACTGTCAAGAGAAACAAGTTTGCTTTCAGAAGTAATATCTTCATCAATCACTACCGAATATCCGATACCCGATTTTGCCATTGAAGCGTTAAGGCGACCAACAAACTCGTTTATATCCCCCATGAACTTGACGGAAGTGGAATTGGAGTGATACGTGTCTTCTCCGGCTGTCACCACGTCCATGAAATATACGTTCTCCAGCACGATACGTTCTGAAACGAATTGAAGCTCATGCTTGTACATGATACTCTTGTTGTCCTTTGAGGATGTAGGCACTTGGTCAATATAATATTTTTCCCCCCTAAACTCAACAAACTCTTCTCCTGTCCATAGTTCGTCTAAGCATGAAGGATAGTTCAGTGTAGCGGTCAGTGTGGGAGTTCCTGCCATACGTTGTGCCGTATAGGTGTACTCACCTAATTTTGCAGGTATATCAGCATTCGGAAATTTTACTTTACTTCCTTGCGTATCAAGCTTTAAAATGTACAGACTTTCCTTTTCCATTTATTCTTTTACCACATCAATTTGTTCCGTAATTCCTTTGTCTTTTTTTTGCTGTTGCTCCAACAGCTTTTGAGCCTCTTCCTTCTCCTTTGCTATACGTTGTTCTTCGTCAGGAACAGATTCTGTGTTCTTCTCAATAGCCGTTTTTGTGGAAAGAATGCCGGCTTGCTTCATTGAGATAAGTATGTTGTTATACTCAGTTGCGCTAAACGGCTGCCATATCTTGAACTTACAGCTAACACGAAGCTTGGCAAATTCTGTAACGGCATTTACGTTCTCGCCTTTTTTCACCAATTCTTTGGCTAATCCCTCCTTGAACAGACGCATCATCTTGTCTGCAAAATTCTGCCACTCGATAACCCCTTGCTGAGCGTTCTTCAAATCCAAATCACGGGTTAGTGTAATAGCCAGTCCGCTAATGTCGCCACTTGACTTGACATCTTTCGGCAAAAGGAAAGTGCAGGAGGTATTTATCTGTATCTTCTCGAACAAATCTTGCAGACTGTCAAGCATACCTTGCGGACTGGGCGGTGCTTTGAACTCTGCACTTCCGTTACCGTCCATTGACTTGTCTTGCAAAATGATACTTCCGGCAAGTTTCTTTGTCGTTTCTGACAAATTGCCTTTGATATACAGAATGCCCCAGCCGTTCCGTTTCTGAATGACAAAGAAGATGTTGTAGATAATTTCGTAAATCTCGATAAGGCTTTGGCCGTTGTTCCACGCCACATTACCGCGTTTGGTACACAATGGTATCTCGCTGAAACCGTGCAATATAGGAAGTTCTCTTACAAAACCGTCCTCGCCTGCTTCTTCACCGTCTATCGGTGTGTGCATACGGTACATGTAGGTATCATCGTAACTGTCAATGTATTCCACACCGTCCGCATCGGCATAGTAGACACTTTCAAGAAGCCTGTCACCATTGTTGTCGTTGTGTGATATGATTACGTAACCATCTTCATAACTTATCAGGCGGCACTTGATACGTCCTTTATAGTCATAATAAAACAGAAGTCCTGCATCGCCTGTTGCAAGTTGCGAACGGACTGCCTTTGTACGCCATCCATCCATATTCCTGTCTACCCAATACTCCTTGATTGTGGAATAGTTGGCTTTATCTTTCTCGGAAGGAGTGCCACCTCTTAAAGACAATGTACAGGGATTCCCGCAAAGGTAGATTACGTGGCTCGCCAGTATCTGTTCTTGGAAAGCTAATGCCGTGCGCTGGAACTTGATTTCCTGATATCCCCCATCTTCTAACTTCACGCAAATGCTCGGCAAGTTTTGATCAAATAATACCTCATGGCTCATCGGGTCAAGTTCTTTCAGAAACTTTTCCTGCGAAACGATATTCTTTTTTACATTCGGAAGCCTTGCCGTGCGTGTATCGGTAATGGCTGCGGACTGACCGTCGGAATAGTCGTTTGTAGAGCAAGTGTCACTTCCTCTGAAAAACGGTTTCTTCTGCAACAAGGCATTTACGTTCCGCAATAGATATGTTTTTTTCTCTTCCCGTGTCATTTTTCCGCATCAATTAGGTTGTAATACTTCATGCAGGCTTCCTTGCTCGGCATTGCAGAACACTCTCTCGAAGTCCATTTGCAGATAATGTCGTGCTTCTGCGGAACAACGATTATTCGCTTCTGCCCCTCTTCCTCTTCAATATTGAATTTATCGTTCAGCTTCACGCGTGCATCCAACACGACCTTACTTGCTTTGATAAAAGTGTCTGAATCTCCACTTGCTTTCGCATCGTCAGCAATCTGTTTCATCTCCGATATTTCTTTCAGCAACGCTTCTCGGTTCTCATCTTTAGATATGGTAGTGATAGCACCGATGCCGAAAGGTTTCAATTTCTCGGCAAGCGTGGATAATACCTTGTTTGAAGGCTTTTCATCTTCTTGGTAAGCAACCTTGGCAGCAAGAGCCTTATCTACGAAAGAATCGCACATCACCAAATAGGCAACGTCTCTCACCCTTGCTTCAATTCCTTCGGTCTTAAGGGAATTGAGAATATCCTTTATGTCGTTATAGCTTATCATATCCTAATACCATAAATGTTCATCGTAAATACTTCCTTCTGTCTGTGCATGGCTCGCTTGTTTGGTTTCTTCCTCGTGATTGTAATACCCTGCTTGAATCTCATTCCCGTATTCAATGTTAGCGCACGGAAGCATTCTCATAGCGCATGGGTCTAACAAGTCCATAGACCTGCCTTTCCCTAACATTTGGTTCATCTTCTTCTTGTTCCAAAGCCGCTTCTTCCCACTCTGCATATCGTCAAACCGCACAACGGAACATTCTTCCATAAACTCGTTCTCAACCGTCACTTTGTATTTCAAGTTTTGATGGGTGTAAGTCTGAACGGCAAGTTTATCGTCAAATGTCAAGTTGCCTTCCTCTATCATCTTGCATAATCTGATATAGCACATATCCTTGACTGTCATTGCGGTAAGTTGGTAAAGTCCGAAAGGTTTATTTAGCGAGATATAAGGTACTGCATCGGGAATGTAATCATTGAAGTACCTTCCGGCAGTCGCGTCAAAAATGATATGGCTTTCGGCTGTTCCATGCTCAAATGCAAATGTCTTCACTGCCATAGCGTTTTCTCTCGGAGTGGACTTGCTAAGAATGAGAATGTCGTATGCGTGAAATCCATCCCATGCCAGAGCCACGAGATTATCCGTACCGTAATCCGCCAAATCCACGGTAATCCATTTGTCACCGTTCACGGCTGGATTGTTGTTGAATACGCCTTGCGCGGAAGTGGACGATATGGGTATCTTTTCGTCTTCTTCAGGGTCAACATTGAAGTTGCCCTCAATGATAGCTTGTGCCATTTTACCGCCCGAAGCTGCAACAGAGCCTATGTAATTAGGATTATTTTCAAGCATAGCCCTATTTTCAGATAGCTTACCTTGATAGAATACGAATGACTTAATCATATTCGTATAGTCAAAATCACCTCCAATACGGGCAAGTTTCCTATCAATATCTATCTTACACTTAGCATAAACTTCTTCTTTGGAATCACCCCAAACCACATCATCAACGGTAGAGCCGTTTACATAGAAATATCTTACTTTCCCGTTTCTATCTGGCATAATAAAACCATCAACGCCAATATACCAATCCAAGAATTTTCTCGTCCAATGGCTTCGTTTCGGATTAAGTGTAGCGAAGAACTTTCCCGTAAATGTCTTTGACCGTCCACGATTACGGGTCTGGACATAGCTGAACGCTTCCCAAGACATTTCGGTAATTTCGTCAATACATATAGCATCAATCTGTTTACCTTTCCATTGCTCACGCATTTTGTCAAGATTAGTATCATCTATATAGGTCAAGTCGCAATACGCACCACTTGGGAATGATATGCGAGGGCTATCGGCAGTCTTTACAGAACAATAGTCACCGAATATAGCCTTGAATGTATCTACGAATGAACCTCCCGTCTTTTGCGACTGCAAAGACCTACGTGTAATAACCGCACGGAAATCCCCATCTGCCATTAACGGTTCTGCAAGAGCAAGGACAAGAGCAAAGGAATTGTGAGTAACGGTAAAATCATCAACCATATAAAGTCCGCTCGGATTGTCAACGGAAATACATCTTCCCTCCTTCATACCGATATATTCAGCACTTACTATTGTCTTTTCAAGTTTTAAATCCTTGTCAATTTCTACGTACCCATATTTTTTTACTCTGTTTTTCTTTTTGGGTAATGAAACTATCTCATCATTAAATTTAGTACATATCCAAATTGTATATGCTTCATTACATGGATGGAATACTCCATCTCCGTCTTTATATCCAGCTTTCTTTGATGTTATAGAGGCTCTACCGCCTAAAGAGCGTACAACAAAAGCAACATCTTCTGCAAGTTTCTTGCTTATCGTAGTATAACTTAAATGGCCTCTATCGTCTACATATCCATCCGTATCAAGCAGACCACATAACAGTTCCTTTCTTTCTTCTATTGTAGAGTATTTATAAAATTTTGGAATGAATTTGTTTGCAGCTGTACATCCATTCATCTTTAAAGTCTTTATATCCTCTACTATATTATTATTGCTTATGACATAAGTTGCACATGAATCAATGTAATTGGCATACTTTTTAGACATATCATAGCCGTAAGACTTGAATTTTTCTACAATAAATTCATCTGGCGTACATAGGTATATACATCTATCACATATACTTTCTCCCATACACCCATCACCAATTAATGCTCCTAAAACATATGGAGCTATTGGCCGTGGCGTTGTAGGTGTAATTGGCCGAGTAAATTGTACAGGTTCGGGTAATGGTATATTAAGATTCTTACCTTTATACATTCCCTTATTTTTATTTTTTATCCACTCATATATCTGTATTGCGGACATCAATCTCCAACCATCGTATTTCTCTTTCTCCATGTCCGAGTTTCTACGCTTTGACTGTTTTCCTGCCACTCTTGCTTTCCAAAGATGCCCTTCTGTACAATCCATATATGTACCATCAGAGAAAGATATTCTGTAAAATGGAAACATGGATATGGGATGTAGATATATTACCCTTTCTTGCCCCCCTGTGTCTGGGTTAGATATAATACTACCTACTTCTATATCTCTAAGTTTCCTTAATCCATACGGTGTAACTATGTGAGAATCAAGTAATGCCCCTTTGCCTCCACCGAGGTTGCCTCCGCCGAACACCACATCCACGCACGATGATGCAAACTGCATTTGGAATCCTTCTTGCGGCTTGATTACGACTTCTCTATGTACTTCTTGCTCTTTCATCAAAAGCAAAAATACCTCTTAATAATAAGGTAATATATACTTAAACCAATATCTATTTATCATAGTGATAAATACAGTGATTTTTTTATAGTTATACATTTTTATTAAAGCATTACTTTCGCATATAATCATTATAAAACATATAGTGTATGAAGTTTACGAAAGAACAGTTTTCAGAAGCACTGAAAGCAGGAATCACCAATAACGGCAAGAAAAACTTGGCGATGAGTGAGAGAAGTTTCAACGGCAAGGTGGAAAGGATCTACAAGCGGTTGGAGAAAGCGAGTGGTAATGACGAGTTGGAATTGGATGATGCGGTTGCCGATTATCTGGAGGACTTCCAAGAGGATGACAACAACATCAGGAACGACAATTCAAAATTCGTAAAGGAGTGGGAAAAGAATCACCCCGCAAAGGATGATAAGGGAGATAAGGATGATGACAAGGATAACAAAGGAGACGAAAGCAAACTGGATAAGTTGCTCAAAGAACTCCAAGACTTGAAATCAGAACGTGAGGAAGAGAAAAGAGCCAAAACTATCTCCGAAAAACGCAATCAACTCAAATCAGCCTTAAAAGGGAAAGAAGTCAAGAACGAGGATTGGATTAACGACCAACTCGAATTGATTCACATTGATTCTGAAACAGATGTTGATGCTCTCACAGAAAGACTGGTCAAGAGCTACAATAAGTTTAATGCTAACACTCCACCCGACATCACTCCGGGCGGCACGGGAGGCGGTAAGGAAAAGACCGATGACTTTGCCGATGTGGTTGCTGTCGTAAAGAAGCAGTCGCACAGAGAAGAAAAATAATAATCATTTAAACCAAAAAGAAAATGTCAGATTTCTATCAGCAAATCCTATTGAACAGTGGCTACCTTCCCGGTAGAGCATTGGTTCAGGCTCGCGGAAGCATTGGTGGTCATCGCTATGTCTTCGTGAAGTTACAGATGAGCGGGAAGGACGCACTTGTATTTCCTACCAGTGGTGGAATTGTTAAAAACCCATTCAAAGGTAATGCAAGAGCTTTTGCCGGAACGCTCGCTGAATATATTCCCAGTAATGGTTCTAATGGAAGCGAAATACGTATCTTAAAATCGTATGCGGTTGCAAAAGCTACAACTGAATCTACAGACACAGATATTTACCTAAAAAGAGACGGATATTCTCTTATCCCATTCGTAGGAGATATCCTTATGGTAGCACCTTCTACATTGACAGGAAAAGGCACAGCGGTAACAGTTACAGCCGTTGAAAAAGCGACTGACGGAACGGCTGGCGATGTTTGGAAAGTTACATTGAGCGCAACCCTCGGATCATTAACAACTTCATCTGTTCTTGTTGAAGCGAAAGAAGCAGGCTCTGATAAAGAAGCTATGGTCACTAATCCTAACTCATACCTTCCCTGCGACTTTGATTTTATTTTTGACCCGGCTACATCCGAAGATGATTTCGATGGTGCAAGATACCTTATCACTCCTGCATTGGCATTAGGAGATGTATTCCTCTACGAAGACCGTATGCAACCTCTTTCGGCTGCATTAAAAGCTTTGAACAAGAGCAAGGTTAAGGGTTGGTTTAACATTTAAAATTGACGAGACTATGCCTAAATTTGATTTTAATAACAGCAGATATGCAAGATTCTTTTCTGACAAGACCAATCAACGTTTCTTGCAATCCTTTGTCAATACAGAAGGTCTGCTATACACTAATTATGGTTGGTACAAGACCCAAGGTGTAAAAGCTGGTGCTCCCACACCTACCGCCCCTAATGGCATTGCTACTTTTTCTGTGAAAGGACGTGACTTGAAAGCCGCTCCTTTGATGGATTTGCGTGCACCTCTTGGTGACAGTAATCAAATGGATAAGGAAGGCCTGTACTGGTACACCGCATCCATTCCTGATTTTATCGCTCCCGGTTTCGTTGAAACAGCTATGGAACGTGAAGCAAAAGAACAACAGTTTGAGTTGTTTGGAAACGATGCCGATTTGGTAGCCGCTTGGGTACATACATTACAGTCACAGCTTGATAGTGCGGACGCAACCATGAACTTCATGACTGCACAGTTAATGTCTAAAGGTAATATTGACTACCGCAATATCGCACGTGGTATTCAAATTCCGTTGCACAAGGCTGACATTCCGAGTGAAAATTTCACCAAAGCAGGAACCAAGGTGTGGACTGACGCTGAATGCAAGATTCTGAGCCAAATGGCAGAAAAGGAGAAAAAAATTCGTGAAAAATGGGGATATGAAGGTGCAATGGTATGGCAGGTTACGCGCAAGATGTTTTACGAAGTAATGCTGCAAAATGCCGAAGTTAAGGAATTGATTGAAAGTTTCAAGAAAAATCCTTTAGCTTACATCGCAACAACCGCTACTGCGCCTACTACACGTGAATTGTTCTTAGCAGCTTTCCGTGATTATCCCGGTGTATCTCCAATTGAAATTGTAGAAGAGCGTGAGCGTAATCTTACCAATACCGGAGACACATTCGTGCAAGGTTGGGATGATAAGATTGCAGTTCTCCGTCCTGCCGGATATGCTTGTGAGTTTGAATACACCAATAACTTAGACAAACAGATGTTTGACAAATATGGTTCAAGCGTAATAACCAAGATTTTTGCTCAAGCTAATGATGGTCTCTGCACGATTGTGAATACAACGACAAACAACGGGCTGTATAAGGAATGGCATACGGATGTGATGATGTCGGCTTGTCCTGCACTGAAAACATTCCGCAATCACGTCATTGTAGACACAAGTCAGGCAGACGATTAATGTACAACACATTGCAGCAGTAGCAGTTATGGAAAAATCATTTGACCCGATAGCATACCTCAATGGGCTTACGAGATTTGTCTTTGAAGATGATGCGCTTGAAAATATCGCATACGAAAACGGTTTGATGTTTATTTCAGACCGTTCCGAAATAGATGAATGCACTAAAGACCATTGCCTTATCGCACTGTACGAGCTTGTCATTAACGGTCCGTGGTCTGTGGCTTCATCATCACTCCAACATGGCAGTTACAGACAGGACATAGGTAGTGAGACGGTAACGGCTGCCATAATCCAAAACTTGAAAGACCGTCTGAAAGCACTGTACAAAAAGTATGGTGAAGAAGAAGCGTTGAAAAGCATGGATTCGGGTAGTATGAGTTGGGTCAATGAAAATTCATTAGATGTATAGTTTATGCGTCTCAAAAGAAAAGCAATAGCAGAATACCCGTTTCATGGCACATTCTACACCGTGATAACGAATAAGCCGGAAGACGGGAACCTTCTCGGTGACGGTGACTTGCTTGGGAATGAAAAAACGGATAGTTCTCCCGAAGTTCCCACTACGGGAGAGACCATCCTTCTTGAAACTGAATGTGACATACAGCAGGCTGCAAAGCTGATTAATTCTGGTACTATCATGGCTGACTATAAAGTATTTTTTCCGTGCAAAGTTGGTGAGAAGCTACCTATACGTTTCAATACCAATTTTAAATGCAAGGATTATGCAATACCAATCCAAGGCAGGGTTATAGGGCTTGAATATAGTCAACTTGGTGGTTGCTCGGTTGATATTAAAATGAGCGAGGTGTAGGCTATGGCAAAGAAGGTTAAGACAGATTCATTGAATAAACTTATAAAGTTCTTATCGGAAGAAGCTGACAAAATAATTGCAGAAGAATTGAATAGGGTTACTTATAAAAATGATACAGACAACCTTCATGATAGCTACGGATGGGGAATATATGTTAATGGCAAACTATCCAAAAGCGGTTATCAAACGAAATACGCATTAGCCCCAAGAATTTGGGAGAGAGAGCCGCTATACGGACGTGATGCGATAACGGATTTTCTTGAACGTAAATATAAGCCTCATGATGGAATTGACCTTGTGATAGTAGCCGCAATGCCATACGGACAAATATTACAGGAAAAGTACAAATATGAGGTAATCGCCATTGCTCAAAACCAACTCAAAGCATTAAGTAACAGAATTAAAGGTTCAACTTTTGGAATTATAAAGAACGGTAAATACTGATTATATGGATAGCAAATACAAGACAACATCAAAAGTGGAAAACTTTTTTTCCATGCTGCTGACAAAAGCGGCTATATCCGACAACCTGTTCATCGGGAATATGCCTGCCACTGTTGAAAGCAATTGGAAAGAAATGGTGCTTGTTGATGTGCTTTCCATGAAAGATTACGGAGCTTATGCCAAAGGTTCTGCCAACGTGTTCTTGTACGCAAAATCAGTTGACAGTCACGGCACGAAGCCCGTGAAGGAGCTGTACAAAATGGAACTTGCGCTTGACAAGGCTATTGAATCATGCAAAGACCCCCATTATGTGATTGATGTAAATTTCCGTGATGCAGATTATGACCAAAATAGGAACTACTACTACAACGTGATAAATATAGAAGTGACAATAAGGTAAACAGATTATTAACAGGATAACATTTTTTAATTATGGCAGTAAACAAGACTGGCGCAACAGCCAAAAAATTCATCAAGCCTTCTTACATCGTGGCAACTCTGTTCACTGGCGCTGAACAAGACGATGTGCCAAAGGGTGACTCTTATATCCTTGAAGATGTAGTTGAGGATACCACTTCAATCGCTCAAGACGATAACGATGTAAACGACATCGAGTGCGAAACTTCCGACAGCCCCATTCTTTCCATCGTGAAGCTTGGCAAATACCAATTTACGGCTGAGGTTGCAGATACACAAAAAGACCTATTGGTCGCTCTCATGGGATTTACGGCAGGAACTACTGTCTCTACCAAATACTTTGCTCCGGCTCAATATAAGAAATTGTATGCAAAGATTGACGTAGTGTTTGAGGAAGGGGAAACGATGACTGCATTTGTGGTTCCTAAAGTCCAACTTAACTCAAAACTAATGCTTGAATCTTTGAACTCTAATGTGGGTCGTATCAACCTTGCAGGAACAGCGTATGATGCAAATGTCTCCGATGGTGACAAAACTATTAGAACACCATTTTATGTAGATTCAGCCTATGCTTTACCAAAATAGAACTTGTTCATAATAGATAACTAGAGTATTTACAGGGCGGTAGGCTGACATGCCGCCGCCCTTCATGCTTATAATCATGGCAGTTTATAGAGCAAAGAAAAAAGATACAGAACCAAAGAAAAACGCTGTAACAGCTCATACTCCTGTATCCAATGAATCAATGGAACGTTTGGCAAGGATAATGAACGACAGCCCAAGCATTATGAAACTCCACGGTACGGAATGGTGTATCACAGGATTAAAGCCCGGTGTTCAATGGCTCATAGCCGAACAAGCGTGCCGGATCGTCAAAGGAGAGAAACTGAGCATGGGAGATGTTATCAAGGAGTTTGCAGTAAATCTACCAGCAGTGGCACATGTAATAACGCTTGCACTTCTCAATGACAAGGACAGGATATTCTCTGATTATGAGAAAAAAGAACTTTCAGATGACTACCACAAAGTCTATGACCTTCTAATGTGGGGGGAATACGACATAAAGGACTGGGCATTATTGCTCGGTGAAATCCTTAACCTCATAAGCACGGATTTTTTTTTCGAGAGTATCAATGTGATTCAGACCGTGAGGGAAATGACACTAGCGAGGAAGATGAAGAAAACGGAACAAAGCTGATAATATCCCGTACCGAATGGGGGCAGATGATTGATTTTCTGCGCTCCAACACTTGGTGCTCTCGTGAAGAATATTTATGGGGAATGACGGTTGGGCAGGTGCGGTTAAGCTCGTTTGATTTTTCCCATGTAGAATACGGAAACAAGGACAAGAAAAAGAAGAAGGTCAGCAAGATAGGTTCGGTTGACGATTTGAAGAATTTGAATGATTTGGGTATGCCCATAATTAATAAAAAAGGATAACGATATGTCAAATAATGAAGCAGGAGCATTCCTCAACATAACCCCTGATGTATTAAAGAAGTTGGATAGTTTCGATGAGAAGCTGGAGAAGATAGAGGAGCACGCCCATACAGCAGCAGATGCATTGAAAAACGGGTTTGGCAGTGTGGTAGTAGATACAAGCAAGTTAGAGAATGCTATCACTTCGTTAGCCAGCAAGATAAGTGCGCTGAATACGGCAGGAAAAGTATTTGACAATATAGGAGATTCTGCTCAACAATCAAGCGTGAGAGTTGAAGGTATGTCTTCATCTATTAGCAGCATGGCGCAAACACTCAACCAACTTAAATTCTCTAATTTCTCTATTGAAACATTTTCACCTGAGAATGTTGCTAAAATGCGTGAAGCCGTCAGTCAAATAAAGTCTCAACTAAAAAATAACACCTCTCTTTCTGATAGCGACAAGTCTGCTCTCTCTAAAGAAAAGGCTATGTACGAAGAAAAGCTAAAAGAGTATCAGTCGTTCATCAATATAAAAAACAAGATAGCAGCTAATGCAAATGCGGAAGAGTTGAGACAACAGCAAACCACTTATAGGAAAATGACAAATGTCATGGAATCCTATATGAAAAAGGTTGAAGAACAAAAACAGCGTTACGAAAGCGCAATGAAGAGTATGGCTGATTATGCGGCACAATCTCCAGCACAACGCACATCTGCTATAAACAACACTCTTAGTTTCTCCGCCAATGCAAAAACACTGCAAGACGATGTAGCGGCAATCAAGTTGCTAAAAGAAGCAAGGTTGCAACTTGACAAAACAGACAAAAACTATCAGGCTACATTAAATCAAATAAATTCTGCCATCGCCAAACACAACCAAGCGTTGACAGAAGCAGGAGTTAAATCACAACAGCTTGTTACACGTCATCGCAACCTAATGGATACGGCTGGGCAATTAAGCCGTCAGCTTGCCTTGGTGTTCTCCGTGTCACAGATTGAAGGTTATATCAGCAAGTTGGCAAATGTACGTGGAGAATTTGAATTACAGCAACGTTCCTTGGAAGCTATTTTACAGAATAAGGCGCAAGCGGACCAGATATTCAACAAGACCGTCCAACTTGCTGTAAAATCACCATTCCAAATTAAGGAACTGGTTACATTCACAAAACAGCTTGCAGCATACCGTATTGAGAGCGACAAGTTATATGACACGACAAAACGGCTTGCCGATGTATCTGCTGGTTTAGGTGTTGATATGGGCAGACTTATTCTTGCTTATGGGCAGGTCAAAGCGGCAGCGTATTTGCGTGGTACGGAAGTTCGTCAGTTTACGGAAGCTGGTATCAATATGTATGGGGAACTTCAAAAGTTGTTCAAAACAAGAGACCAAGCAGATTATACCACGGCACAGATTGTAGATATGATTTCCAAACGTAAGGTTACATTTGAGGATGTTGAACAGGTGTTTGAAAACTTGACTTCCAAAGAGGGTATTTTCTACAATATGCAAGAAATCCAAGCCGAAACTTTACAAGGTAAAATTTCCAACTTGAAGGACAGTATCGATGTAATGCTTAACTCAATCGGTAAGGCTAATGAAGATACACTGAAAGGCTCTATTGATTCTATTAAGGTATTGATTGATAATTGGGAAACAGTTGTCGAAGTGGCAAAAGCGTTTGGCATTGTAGTTGGTTCAATGGTTTTACTCCCTAAGATAAAAGCCGCTGCAAATGGGGTTAGTTTACTTTCCTTTGCTTTTACAAAAGCAGAAACCGCATTACGTTCTTTGGGATTAGCGTTCAAAACATCATTTCCGTTAATAGCACTTGGAACAGCTTTACAACTTGTTAATGAGTTGTGGAATGTGCATTCTCAATACAACAAAATATTACGAGAAAGTAGCAATAAATATTATACAGCTCAGTTAAGAATAGGAGAAATAGATGAAATAGCTAAAAATGATACAAAAAAAGCGTTATCATCCCTTGTAAAAGAGATGAATAATGAAGGATTTGAAATAGAGATAAAGCCTAATATATCAGAAAAAGAAGCAAAAGAACAGTTTGAAGAGTATAAAAAACAATATACAGAATTCTTGGAAGATATTAGGAAGATTGAAGCCAACTATGCAGAAAACAGAAAGAAAGGATGGCTGATAGGTAATGATGATATTGAAACAGATTTAGACGAATACGAAAACGCTTTCTATGACTTTATAGCGAAGGGTAACAAAATACAAGCTGAATTATTAAGGATTTCAGAAGAATCAACCTCCTTAGGCAAAGGAGCAAAAGAATACATACAAGAACTAGTAAAAGGAAAGAAAGAAGGAGAGAATTTAATTGACTACTACAAAAGACTTGCAGACTACTTGGAGAAGTTACAGAACGGTGTTCTTTTTGCAGGTAAGAAAAGTTCTATCGCCAGCTCATTTCTTGGGACAAAGAAAGATTTGGAGAAAGATAAAGAAGAAGCGACTAAAGAAATACGTGAAATCTTTGATTCCGTAAATGATGAGGTAATAAAAGGTAATAAGACAAGAGAACAATTTAAGATTTTAATAGATAAAGGAGATTTTTCCAAACAATGGTCTGATATAAAGAAGCAACTTGCATACGATATATATAACTTGGGAGATATAAAAGTTCCTCTTAGACCAGGAATAAATCAAGAAGATCCTCAATCAAACCCCAAACATGAACGTGACATATTAGCAGAACGCATTTCTCTTATTAAAGAACTTAACAAGGAATACGAGAAGCTGAATAAGGTAATGGGCAGTGATAAGGCAGCTATGACTGTTATGGAGCGTTATGCTTCACAATTGAAAGATGTTCAGATGCCTAAAAATATCATAGGGGAAGCATTCTTGCCTAATAAGGAAAATACGGCAAAGGCTTTGCAGGAACTTGCAAAGATTATTACTGACTTTAGGAAGAAGATAGGAGCACAAAAAGATGCTAATGTCTTGTTTGACGAAAAGGATGCAGATGATTTTAAAAAGCAGCTAGACAAAACTAAAGATAACATTGAATCCATGTTCAACGGATTGGACTTGCACAAGAAACTGAAAGATGCAGGACTTTCCGAAGCGGAGGTTCAACAGTTGTTCCCCGGACTTGCCAAGACGTTGGAAGATGTGCAGAAAGGGATTGAAATTGAGTTTCAAACAAAGTACGGTGACACATACAAAGACCCGAATACTCAACAATACAAAGATTATCAAGATGCAATAAAGAAGCTTGAACAGCAACGCATAAAGGAAAGCCAAGACCTTGTTATCGAACTAACTAAGAATTACAAATCACAACTCACAGATCGGTTGCAACTTGACAGATGGTATTATGAGGAAAGAGCTAAAATACAAAGAGCTAAACTAACCGATGAACAAAAAACGCTGTATGAATCCAACCTTACAAGTCAGTACAACAAGAAGTCTGACGAGAATACATGGAAACAATTCCAAAATTCGGATATGTATATCTCAATGTTCGAGAACATTGAAGGTGCATCCACACGTATGCTCACAGCAATGCGTGACAAACTTATGAGTTTGCGTGAGAATCTGAAGGATCTTCCGGCTGACCAACTGAAAGCAATCATCAACCAACAAGAGAAAATTGATGAAATGATTGCTAAAAAAAATCCCTTCATCGGTCTTACTTCGGGAGTGAAAGAGTATATTCAGTTCCTAAAAGAGAGAAAGGAACTTGAAGAGGAAAACATAAGAGCCAACAATGCGGTTGACTATTATACAAGCCTGAGCAACGAACAATCGAAAATTGTCGAACAGAAACGGCAAGAATATAATGCGGCAGTAGCAACGTCTGGCATTCTTTCTAAAGAAGCCAGACAATTGTCAGTTCAGCTCGAAACAGAAAAATCCAAACTTGATATAATACTAAAGCAACTTACCGCTGAAAAGAAAATATCAAAAGAAACCGCCGAACAAATCAGGAATGGGCAAAATCTAGGCGACACTCTGAAAAATAAAATCGGAGAATCAGGAAGGATCTTTTCAGAATTCTCATCCGCATTGCCACAAATTGCCAGTGACCTTGAAAATGTTTTCGGCTCAATGTCTGATGGTACAAAAGACGTTATCAACCGCACGGCAGAAGCGGCAGGAGGTATAGCACAAATAGCAACAGGAATAGCACAAGGTCCGGTTGGATATCTTCAAGCGGCAATGGGCTTGGCAAAAACAGTAAGTGCCTTGTTCGGATCGGATGATGCAAGACTGCAAAAAGAAATAGAAGGACATGAAAGAAAGATAAAGAAGCTGGAACGTGAATACGACAAGCTAAAAGAGAGTATAGACAATGTATGGGATATAACAAAGCTACAAGAATATGGGAATGAACTTGATGAGAACATAAACAAACAGATAGTATCTCTCAATGCCATGATAGCCGCCGAAAGAGACAAGAAAGATACTGACTGGGATAAAATAAACGAATGGCAGGAACAGATTGAAGATCTTAGGGATACTTTGACTGACAGTGCTAATGACATGATAGCAGAACTTGGCGGTGTAGGCTCCGATGAAAATTTCAAAACATTGGCTGAGAATTTTGCATCGGCATGGTTGGAAGCATTTCAAGAAACAGGGGATGGCTTATCTGGACTTCAAGACAGTTTTGATGATTTCATGGAAAATTATGTGAAACAACAGATACTTCTAAGATTATCTGACAAGTTCTTAAAACCTATGTTTGAAGAATTTGACAGCTTAATTGCAACAAGAACAGATATGGAGCAAGAAGATCAAGAAAGGTATTTTGAACTTCAAGCCCAAATAACCAGGCTAAGAAACACAGCCAATAATTCGGTTATAAAAAGTGTCGCAAAAAAGGCAAATGCCGCTGCTGATGAGATAGAAAATAGTGAGGAATACAAAAGGCTTCAAAAAGCATATACGGATTTTTTAAAGCCGAATGATATTAATACCGAAGCCATCAAAGACTGGTCTGACAAGATGAAGGAAGTGTTTGGTGAATATAACGAGGCGGCAGAAGAAATTTTTAACCAAATAGGATGGGAACCCGGAGGTAAAGCAAATTTATCCGCTCTCACCCAAAGCATACAAGGTATAACAGAGACTACTGCCGAGGCACTTGAGGCATTACTGGATTCTATCAGGTTCTTTGTAAACCAGCAAACTACTGACATAACAGCTATCAGAAATCTGTTAGAAGCTCGATATAGTTTAGAATCACAAGCTGAAACAAACCCCATGCTAATTGAATTGAAAGCGCAGACGGGATATTTGGAGATTATTTCAGATAGAATAGACCGTGTATTCGCACCAAATTCAAATTCAAGGGGAGCAGGACTAAGAGTATTCATAAGTGACTAATTAATTTAATACATTTAAATAATCATTCTGATGGTAAGAGATAGTATAACGACCCAAGCCATACCGGGTGGCTTCTCCGTAATAGTAAGCGGTTTTATAGCAGAATCATTGGAGCACATGATACCTTGGATTATTGTATCATTTGCAGTAGTGATATGTGATTTGGCTTTTGGAATAAGGAAAAGCCTTTTAATGGGCGAAAAGGTTCGTTTCTCTAGTGCAATACGCCGCACAATGGGTAAACTTGTAACCTACTTCGCCTTTGTTTGTATGGTTGTCATGATAAACATTGCATCCGGCAGCAAATGGGATATAGACATATACTCCTGTTTGTTAGTTTGCTTCATTGAATTTTGCTCTATCATATCAAATATATTGAAGCCCAAAGGATACAGCTTTAATATGCTTAAGGCGTTAGGTCTGTTTGGTAAGAAGGTGCTTGATGTAGAAAAAGAGGATATAAATGAAATAATAACAGAAAATAAAAAGGAGGAAAAGAAATGAGTTTAATTGATTTTATTTTTATTGCGCCTTTTGCACTTTATGCCATAATCTACGCATTTTCGGTAAAAGAATCCTGTAATTCCGATGAATCCATAGAAATATGACGTGCATTTAAGCGCTATTCTTAATACATATTCATGCCCGTTTAAATAGCTTTCTGGCGAACGCAGTAAAAGAAATGCAGCTGTCAATGTTGGCATAATAAGTATAGGTATTTCCATATTAAACCTGTATCGGGAACAAACGGAGCATAAACATAACAAACAAAAAGAATAATAAATAGATAATGTAGACGCAGATATGGCAAAAATTACTTGCAAATAAAGCTCTAAGGATTTAAAAGCAGGTATGTATAAATACATTATAGTAAATATTAATGGTAGTTGGATGAGAAAAGCACTGAACACATTTTTCTGTTCAGGAGTATAGCTTCTAATAAGTTCTGATAAGTCCATATTTTTTGCGACAAAAATAATAGTAATTTTATAATTTAAAGATAAGGAGGAAAAGAAAAATGGCTAATATTGAACATTTCATACCATTTCTTATAAAATGGGAAGCTGGTATAAGTAAGAAAAGCAATGAAACCAATGAGTCTCTTTTTCAAAGAGCAAGAAAAACAGGATGGGCTGATGATCCCGATGATTTAGGAGGACAAACTATGGTAGGTGTGACAATGGCTACCTATGAGGAATATTGTCGTAGAAAAGGTTATCCAAAACCTACGACCGGAAGGTTGATGGATTTGTCATATAACGATTGGAAAAGTATCTTGAAGATGTTGTATTGGGATAGATGGAATGCGGATGAAATAAGAAGCCAAAGTATAGCAGAGATAGTATGCGATTTTGTATGGGCTTCTGGGGTACATGGTATTAAAGTACCGCAGGATTTGGTTGGTGTGATTCCTGATGGCATTGTCGGGCCTAAGACACTCGCCGCAGTAAATTCCCGTAATCCCCGTGAATTGTTTGACCAGATCAAGATTGCACGGTTTGATTTCATCGAGGATATATGCCGGAAACGCCCAGCAAACAACAAGTTCAAACGGGGCTGGATGAACCGTATAAATGATATAAAATTTGAGGGATGAAACAGAGAGTCTATATATGGATTGCGGTAGGGATAGCATTGCTATTGCTGTTTGGATCATGCCGGAGCATAAGGTATGTCCCGGTAGAAACTATAAGGACTGACAGTCTTTATCTTACCATGCATGAGCGTGATTCCATCTACATTAAGGATTCTGTCCATATAAAAGAGAAAGGCGATTCAGTGTTTGTTGACAAGTGGCATATAGTCTACCGTGACAGGATGATTCGCGATACAGCCTATATAGAGAAGGAGAAAGAGTTAGAAGTCCCCTACCCTGTGGAGAAGGAATTAACATGGTGGCAGAAGACGAAATTAGAACTAGGAGAGTTTTCAATAGGTATTATATTAATATTACTAATCGTAGTCATTTGGCTGATAAAGAAGAAGGGAGGTGCAAGATGAAATAGTAACCAAAATGCCACAGGTAGAAGCGTGGCACATAATAGAAAAACTCATAACAAAAGTAATTCTTTCAGGGGCTTAGAATCAAAAAAAAGCCCCCAACGCTCATATTAATATTGCCACATAAAAACATGATAAAAGCATAAGACACTGCACGTTGGAGGCTAAATATCTTCAACAAAATGTCTTATGCTTTGTTCATCGATATATCTTGTTTTATGTGGCATGGCAAAGATAAGAATAAAAAATTAGAAAAAACATGTGCAAGTCAGAAATCTTTGCCAAAATAATTAATATTGTTTCAAAAGAAACAGAAGTGTCTGTAGACCAAATATTATCGTCTGATAAGAATATGGAAACAGTGGATGCCCGGTATCTTCTTGTATTTTTTCTTTTCGAAAGCGGTATGTACCCTTCACAAATAGCCGCTCATATCCATAAGACCAAACGTGCTGTCAACTACATGATATCCAATTTCCATGAGAGGATGGAGAGTGGGAAAATGATGAGAATATATTGGGACGATATAAAGAATTTGTTGGGAAACAACTGATTTTCCATGAGTTATGATCTATATACTTTTGTGCACGGTCGATTTTGACCGGATACAAAATACAAATACTTATGGAACGAACTTATGTTTTTAACCAAGACGGTGGAACCGGCGCAAACAATGGCCTGCTTGCGTCCATTCTTCCGTCCTTGCAGAACCGTGGAATTGACACTGGCTATCTGATGGGGCTGATGGGAGGAAACGGAAACGGAGGTTTCTTCGGAAACAATGGCGGTTTTCAGGACATCATCGCATTGATTGTGATTGCAGCCATCTTCGGTAACGGGAACTTCGGATTTGGTGGCAACAACAACCAAGGAGCGAACGAAGGAAGAGAAATGATCATGCAGACACTTAACCGAAACGGTGTCGACATTGCAGCATTAGCACAAGCTGTGAACACATCATCAGACCAAATCCTTGCCGGTATTAACTCTGTATCACAGGCTATCTGCGGTCTCGGCAACCAAATGGGCCAGAACACCAACAGTATCCTCACTGCGATCATGCAAGGTAACAACGCTCTGACATCTCAGATCTGTAGCTGTTGCTGCGACATGAAACAGCTTGTAACCACACAGGGATACGAGAACCAGCTTGCAATGTGCAACCAGACTAACACATTAGTCAACACTGCTAACCAGAACACATTGTCATTGCGTGATGGTGCGACAGCCAACACGAATGCCATCCTTGCCAAACTTGACGCTATTCAGAATCAGGCATTGCAGGACAAGATCGCATCTCTTACTGCGGAAAAGGCTACTTTGACAGCCGAAATCTCTCAGCGTAACCAGAACGCCACTATCCTGAGTGCGGTAGGACAACAGATCGCTCCTTTAGCAGCCGGATTGCAGGCATTGCAGAGCGATGTTGATGGTATAAAATGTAAATTACCTAACACTGTCCCGGTACAATACCCTAATATTGTAGGTGTGAACGTGGATACATATCGTGCCGCAGCATACGGTGCTTATGCAGGTGATGCTGTATATGGCCGTGGTGGTTACGGATGCGGTTGCAATAACTACTGGGGTTAATCCGGTGAGAAAGGAGGTAGATATGTGGCCTAACTTTTTTACAGGATTTCCGTTCCCGTTTCCCTCCCTTGGCAGAGTGAATTACAACACTCTTCCTACGGTGGCTGTAACAGTCGGTACTGAGAATGTGACTTTGGAGCTTCCTAACCATGCGTTCCGCAACAGGGATTATGTCGGAGGGTTCTATGTCAATCTTCGTCAGGCGATCCCTGCCGGCACGACTGCCACGCTGCCTATATTGATAGGGACCAACGGGGATACAAGACCGTTGTTAGCTTACAACAACGAGCCTATTACGGTTGCCAACCTTGCCGGAACCGGTATTTATGAAATCCACTATAACAAATACACCAACGAGCTGTTCCTTGTTAATGGCGGATACAGACCTACCGCTACTCCGGCTGCAACGGCAGAAGCAATGTCAAGCAAAAGCAAGTAGTTAACACGGGTGCCGGGGTTCTTGGCACCCTATTAAAATTAAACCAATATGTTTCAATCACTTCGTACCAATAACCAGTTATATATACTTCATAAGGATGCTAACCCGTTTATCGAATACGGCCCGGTAGTCAGCGTTTCCGCTCCCAAGCCGAAATATCCTATGGCATCCCCTATGGGACAGTTGCCCCAAATGGAAATGGTTGTGGATGTTGTTGTCTGTATCAACGGGCAGAACACGACTTTCCAAAATCTTCCTGCCGGCATGGATATAGCCGACTTCGGACAGAACGGCAATATCGTAGTGTCATGCTCACGTGATGCGATGAATAACGAGGTCGCTTCTATGAAACAGAAAAGCATAGACATCATCAACAGCATGGATTTTCACAATTCCGTCATTGCAGGGTGTGACAAGATGCTTACGCTCTTGAACCCTGAATTTGCCGAGAAACAACGTCAGGAGCAGGAAATATCCTCTCTGAAAGGGCAAATGTCGGAAATGAGCAAGAACATGTCTGACCTTATGGAATTGAACAAACGGCTTATGGAACAGCTCGGAGTGGTTGAAACATCCAAAACAAAGAAATGATTATGGGAATGTGGGAAATATTAGAAGAAGGGCGTGACGATTACGGACGCGGCTTCGGAATGAGAGGTGACGAGGTGGAAGAAGCCTACAAGGAAGGCTGCCGCCACGGTTACGAAAAGGCCATGAGAGAGATTCATGGAGACATGGGCTTCCGTGATGGCGGAAGAAATTATTCAGGATCAGGTATGGGAGAACGCAGATATCCCGGCTATTTCCCTGAATATCCCCGCATGGATGACATGGGAGAACGCAGACGCAGACGCGCCAACGGTGAGTTTTATTAATGGTGGAGGGGTGGAATGCCCCTCTTTTTAAACAAAGGTTATGGAACAGAGATTGGATACATACAGCAGATTCCCATCTGGCATGAGGGAATATCTGGAAGCATACGGCTTTCATTTCAGCAAGAAACTTTATGAATGGGCCGTCTCAAAAATGAAAGTGAAAGACGAAACCACGGGTAAAGAAAAAAAGTTGGAGCCGTGGAGCAAAGACGAAGTGGACGATATGCTGAAAGCGAACGGAATTACCATCGAGCACGACAAGGGTTATGACGTTGCTTATGTCGCAAACATGCTGAAAGCGGATTTCTATAAAAAATCATTGGTTGACGAGGCACATTTGTGCAAGCATATAAAGTGCTACCTTGATGATATTGATGGCGATCCTTGCAGGGCGTTTGACGAGTTCTTTGCCACCTGTATAGGTAAAGGGATTCCTGTAATCTGGTCGGATGTGATATGATTGTTCAGGAGTTCTACATACCAAAATATGGGGACTGGCACGTCAAAGTGTATTATGCGGTACACACCTATTGGGCGGATCGGATCATTATGGACCTGTACCGTATAGGATGCAGGGGGGATTCCCTCAAGCGTGCGTATCGCAATCTGACTGAAGGCAGAATGAATACCGGTCTAACCTATTCGGACTACAGGAGAAGAGAGACAGTAATGGTTATCTCACTAACCTCTACCCCCGAAGAGTTTCAAAATTCGTGGGACCACGAAAAAGGTCATTTGTGCCGGCATATCTCCAAGGCTTTCGGGATTGATCCTTATGGAGAGGAAGCGCAATATCTCAGTGGATATGTCGGTCAAAAGATGTTCCCTGTAGCCAAAAAGTTCTTATGTGAACATTGCAGAAAGGGAATGGAAAAATAATAATCGAACAGAAGCGTTCTTTGACTTGTTGGAATTACCGTTTTTACAAAATAGTCGTGAAATTATATACATAAATCCAATAAAATTATATATCTTAATTATATGATATTATTGGAATAACAAATACTTTATTCTATCTTTGAGCCGAATTTTAAATTATAGATGGAAATGGAACAAGAAAACAACAATGCGATTCTTTCTTTTGAAGACTTTAAAAACCAAAACGGCATCGTTTATTGGTGGGCCTCAGAAGTAATGGTTATGCTTGGATATAATGATATGAAAGCATTTTGTAAAGTTCTTGACCGCGCGACAAAGGCTTTTGTTTCGCTCAACATTCCTCATTATGAAAATATAATAGCTGTGAAACGCAATAATAATGGTGTTGAGTTCCAAGACTTCAAACTTACACGTTTTGCGTGTTATCTTGCTGCTATGAATGGCGATCCAAAGAAGCCAGAAGTAGCATTGGCGCAAGCTTATTTCGCACAGCAAACACGAAAATTTGAATTATACATTGAAAACAATCAGGAAATAGACCGCGTGCTAATACGTGAAGAACTTGCAGATGGAAACAAATCTCTCGCTTCAACAGCAAAAGCCGCAAATGTTACTGATTATGCAAAGTTTCAAAATGCAGGTTATCTGGGTATGTATAATATGGAATCGTGGAAGCTTGAAAAGAAACGTGGCGTTAAAAAAGGAAAGCTATTTGACAGAATGAGCCGTACCGAACTTGCTGCCAATCTATTCCGTGTTACCCAAACCGAAGAGCTTATAAAGAGTAAACAAATATCTGGACAAGCTAATTTAGAACAAACACACTATACTGTTGGAAGACAAGTCCGAAATATAGTAGAACAAAATACTGGGCGCAAACCTGAACAGTTGCCACAAGAAAAAGAATTGCCTATAATTAAAAAAGCTCTTAAAATGACAGCAAAGGAAATGAAAAAGATTGATAAATAATTTTTTCGAATTGTAGTTTTGTTCTGCAATCTAAAGGTGCAAAAAAAGATACCCCCCATACATCTACACTAGTGAGCTACGGTCAACGTAGCCTTTCAATGTATCAAGGGCTATCTTCATGGCGCAAAGATAAAATTAAATATTCAAAAACGCAAAATAAAGTAACTATTTAGCATTAAGCGGTAATCCCCAACGGGTTTTACCGCTTTTTTTATGTTAACAGAATATGGAAGAAGATAAGTTGAACATATTGCTTGAACATGCTGATGATGTGCCTCACTGGTATTTCTGTCGTTTACTTGCTGTGATGCGATGGAACGTATAGAGAGGTTCATTTATAGACTGATACCCTTTGTCGTGTTGGCAAGGGTGATATCGTTGTGCCTGTAATGAAAGGCACTCCACTTGCAATAAGTAAAGTGCCTTTTGATTTGAACGTTGGTCGAAACCTCAACGTGTGTCTATACTAACATGTGGCAATATTCATAATCCAATACTATTTCTCGGATATCCTATTTATTTCTTTGTAGATACATTGCAGTGTAACCACATCGTTTTTGAACTCATCTATGGTATTACAGTCTATCAGTGTGGCATAATTGAAAAGCACACGTGCTATATCATCCGCAAGTTGCTTGGGTGATTGCCACTCGTTAAAATACTTAGTAAGTGAAGTAAAATCGTATTCTTTCTTGTTTTCGTTATTTGTTTCCATACTTCTAAAAATTAACAATGTTGCGTTTTTGGGTGTGAAAGTTATGCACTCCATGTCAATGAAGTGCTATAATCATACACTATGTTTGATTGATTATACTATTCTCGCAAGTTTTCCGTCAGACGGTTTACCACCAAACAGGTGATTGATGTAAGCCAAACCTTTCTGCGTGCAAAGCACTACCATTACTATAAATCCAGGGTGATTTTCACGTGGGACGGGCTTTTCTTTCATCTCGAAATATCCTGCATCAATGTATTTTTGTTTTGGTTCATTGCGATTGGCAAAGAATACTCCCAACTCTCTTAACTTCTTAAAAAGAGTGTTTCTTCCGAAAGGTAGCCCGAGTATCTTTGCTGCCTGTCCTATGTCGCACTTTCCTTCCATCGCAAAGGCTTTGTCAGCAAAGTCGGCTTTGGGCTGGAGTTTCTCTATTTGTTTCTGCTGCTTTTCATTCTCCAAAGCCAAGCGTTCTTTCTCTTCTTCGGCTTGAACCACCATTAAGGCAAGTTCTTTTCGGGAAAGCTCGTGCTTGTTTTCCTCACATGCGATAAAGTATTTTCTCGCTTGCTTCCCACGCTCGTTATTCTCAATCATGGATAGTTCTTTTGCCATGCTGATTGAGAGAGCGTATTCGATTCGTGTCGTAGCTCCTATTTCTCGCTCCACAATTTCGGTGAATGATTGATAATCAACACCTTCAATAAAATCATAAGATTTAATACGGTCTTTAATCCACGTTGAAAAATCTCTTTTACTTTCAAGAAAAGCATGTAAATCACGTGCATTAACGGCTTTCTTACCGTTGTTATCACTAATAGGAATCAGTTCATTCGGGGTCAGCGGATTTTCCTGGTTGGTAAGCTTTCT